AAGTGATTATCCACATAACCCAGAGGAAGCTAGAGCTTTAAGGTCTATTCGAGTTGTAGAAAGACAACACTATAAGTTAAAAGAGTGTATGTTTTATGTTGACCCTGTTACGGGAGATCAAAGAGAAATACCTTACGAGTGGAGTCAAAAGAAAAGAGAAAAGTTTGCTGATGACTACGGTTTATATATTGTTACTAAGCAAGCTAAAAAAGTCCGTTGGACGGTGACCGCGGACACTGTAGTATTGTTCGATGATTGGTCACCTTATACCTCTTTTACGTTAGTACCCTATTTTCCATATTGGAGAAGAGGCAAACCTTTTGGCATGGTAAGAAACCTCTTATCACCGCAAGAACAATTAAATAAAATTTCATCACAAGAATTACATATTGTTAACACTACAGCCAACAGCGGTTGGATTGTAGAATCAGGTTCGCTGACTGGGATGACAGCGGATGATCTAGAAGAACACGGTGCGGAAACTGGGCTAGTGCTCGAGTACAATCGAGGTTCCACTCCACCTGGAAAAATACCGCCAAATCAGATTCCCACCGGTCTAGACAGAATAAGCCAAAAGGCGGCGCTTAATATTAAAACAATAAGTGGTATATCTGACGCTATGTTAGGTACAGATAGTGCTGAAGTTTCTGGAATTGCAATTCAAGCAAAACAGAATCGTGGCGTATTAATGATCCAAGTTCCGCTTGATAATCTAAGAAAAACAAGACATTACTTAGCAGAAAAAGTTTTAGAATTAGTACAACATTACTATACAGAAGAAAGAATTATTCAAATAACAGATGAAAACAATCCTATGAAACCCAGTGTACCTGTAGTAGTAAACCAAGTTACACCAGAGGGTAGAATTGTTAATGATTTAACTTTAGGAGAGTATGAAGTAATTATCAGTACTATGCCTTCAAGAGATACTTTTGAAGATACTCAGTTTGCACAAGCTATTGAACTTAGAAAAGTTGGTGTACCAATTCCGGATGACCTTATTGTTGAATACTCACAATTACAACGTAAAGGCGAAATTGCACAACGAATTAGAGCGTTGCAAGGAACTAACCCTCCAACAGAAGCCGAACTTCAAGTACAACAGTTCCAGGCTGAAGCAGCAATTGCGCAAACACAACTTGAAATCGCAAGACTTGAAGCAGAAGTTAGTAGATTACAATCCGAAGCTCAACTTAATATGGCTAAAGCTCAAGGTGAAGCTACAGAGCCACAAGTTAAAGTGGCTGAACTTCAAAGTAAGCTTCAAATGAAGAGAGAGGAACTTGATTTACGGGAGCGACTTTCTGGCATGACAAATGATGTTAGAAGGGAGCAGAGTGAAACTACTGCAGCTGCAAAAATTGCAACTGCTGCCATGAAACCTAGACCTACAGGAGGTAATTAACTATGGCTAAAAAAGAAGATGTCGATAATATAATCATGGAGGCAATGCCAGGTGGCGAGCCTTTAAAAGAAGAGGACACTAAATTTGAAGTAGATTTAAATTTTGGAGATGTACCCCAGGAGGAGGAAATAAATGAAGAAGTCTCAGAAGAAGTTAACGCTGCTCCAGAGGAAGAAGTTGCTGAAGAAGAAGTTGAACAGCAAGGAGAAGAGGAAGAATCTTCAGAACCAGAAGCTGTTAGCGAAGAAAGCGTGGATGGAGAGAGCGAAGGAGCTCCACAACCAGATCTTCAGCCAATTGAAGGAAGCGATGAACACGTTGCCGAAGAAGTAGACCAACAAAAAGCTCCTATGGTGCCTAAATCAAGGTTAGATGAAGTGTTAGCAAAACAAAAAGCACTACAAAAACAGCTAGATGAAATAAACCAAGCTAAACAACAACAGTTAGAAAATGCTCCTGAGTATGATTTTGCTGCGAAAGAAGCAGAATATCAGCAGTTAGTACTTGATGGAGAGGCTGAAAAGGCCGTAAGTCTTAGAAATGAGATAAGAAATGCCGAAAAAGACCAATTTATGTTTGAAGTACAACAAAAAATGGGTCAAACAGTGCAGCAAAGTCAAGAAATGACGGCTTTACAGGCAAAAGCAGCTGAAATTGAGGCTAAATACTCTGTTTTAAATGAAAATAGCGCAGATTTTAATGCTGATTTGCAAACTGAGGTTATTGAATTGCGTAATGCTTTTATGACTCAAGGATATGCACCGGCTGATGCACTAGAAAAAGCTACAAATTACACTTTGGCAGTAAAACAACCCACTTTACTTAACCCAGAACCTGTGCAACCTACAAAAAAGGTCGATACAGAAGTAGAGAATAAGCAAAAAGTAGCTAATATTAATAAAAAATTACAGGCAGCTGATTCTCAACCACCTCAAATGAAAGGCGAAGGCGCTAGAGGAGAGAAAAAAATAGATTTAAATATGCTATCTGACGATGAGTTCAGCGCACTTCCAGAGGAAACTTTGAGAAGACTGCGTGGTGACTTTGGGACGTAGTTGGTATAACATATAAGTTCGCAAGCTAAAGCGATATTTAGCACGGGTCGTTCCGTTAATAAACGTTTTCGCCTGCCATGGCGTAAATCTGGCTGATGTCGTGATCGTTAAAACACGAAAACGTGTCCCAACGATAAAGGGTATACGGGTAAATTAGTCGGCCCACAATAGAAAAGCGACTGGTTAGTTTAACTTTAATTTAATTTTGGAGGACGCCACAATGGCTAATACAAACTTCTCATCACTGACCAGTGAACAGCTTACTATCTGGTCTCGTGATTTTTGGCGTGTTGCTAGGAATATGTCCTTCATTAACCAATTCGCGGGTAGCGGACCTAACGCTATGGTTCAGAGAATTTCTGAGCTTACCCAATCAGAAAAGGGAGCAAGAGCTGTATTAACACTTCTTGCCGACATGACTGGTGACGGTATTGTTGGGGACAACACTCTCGAAGGTAATGAAGAAGCATTAAGAGCCTACGACATCGTCGTACAATTGGATCAATTAAGATTCGCTAATAGACTTGCTGGTAGATTAGCTGATCAAAAATCCGTTGTAAACTTTCGTGAGCACTCAAGAGACGCTCTTGCGTATGCAATGGCTGATCGTATTGACCAATTAGCGTTTTTAACGCTTTCTGGTATTGACTACACACTTAAAAATAGTGGTGCGTTAAGATCTGTTCTATCTTCAGGACAAAACCTTGGCGACCTTACTTTTGCAAGTGATGTAACAGCACCTACCACTAATAGACATAAGAGATGGGATGCAACATCTGGCTTAGTTGCCGGTGATGTAACCGCAGTTGAAGCTGCAGATACCATTACTTATGAGTGTATTGTTGCTCTAAAAGCTTTTGCTAAAGACAACTACATTAGAGGTATTAGAGGCGCTGGTGGCGAAGAGGTATACCACATGTTTGTATCACCTCAAGTAATGGCTGACCTTAAACTTGACTCCGATTTTCTTGCTAACGTAAGAAATGCTGGTGTAAGAGGACCTAGCAACTCATTGTTCTCAGGTACTTCAAGCTTAATGGTTGATGGTGTTATGATCCATGAGTTCAGACACGTATTCAACACAGCTAACGCTACCACAGGTACTTCATCTGAAGCCGGTGATCCTGGCTACAAATGGGGTGCTGATGCTGATATAAACGGTTCCGCAACATTGTTCTGTGGAGCACAAGCCCTTGCTATGGCTGATATCGGTCTTCCTGAAATTGTCGAAGATACCTTTGACTATGGAAACCAAAATGGTATCTCCATTGGTAAGATTTTCGGTCTTAAAAAGCCTAAGTTCAACAGTGACTACAATGGTGGTACTGAAGACTTCGGTGTTATCAGACTGGATGTTGCATACTAAGTATGTGTTCTTGGGTGGTTCAATTACGAACCACCCAACTTTTATTAGGAGAAAAAAGTGAAAATAATTTCAGATACGGATAAATATATTTCAACAACTTGGGGAGCTGCTATAAGATTAGAAGCCGGTGTACCTAAAGTGGTTGGAGAAAAAATTGGTTTACTCTGTTTACAAGAAGGTTGTAAAAGAGTTGAAGAAATAAAAGATAAAAAACCAAGCGAACCTATCAATGAAATAGAGGTTGAAATTAAGGAAGAAGTAAAACCAACAGTTAAAAAAACAGTTAAAAAGAAAACTACTAAAAAATCTAAATAATGGGAACACTAACGGGCACTAATATTATTGATAGAGCTAGATATGTATTACAAGATAGCTCTGGTGTTCGTTGGACTGACGCAGAACTTTTAGACTATATAAATGATGGTC